TATGATGAATAACCCTAAAGCGGTGGCAGGTGATCCTAAGTGGTTGTCCGTCCATGCCACTGGTCGTGCCTGTGACCTCGGATATAAAGACCGTAAGGATGCAGTGCAGGCATGGGACTGGTTCGTCCTTCATGCTGATGCGTTAGAGATTGAAGAAATCCACGACTACGCTTTTGATGCCAATGTTAAAGACAAGGTACAGGGATGGGGCAGAGGCTACCGTTGCCAGCGTAAACCAGGCGAGAAACTGGTCAAGATTTATGATGATAAAGACAATGCTGGTTCAAGGGGTGGCTTGTGGTTGCATCTAGAAATTTCTCCTGCTATGGCTGATGACCCTGAACGGTTTGAAGCCGCATGGCGTTCACTTCCTAAACCTGCATAATGGATATCGTCAGTGTCCTCGCTACAATTGCTGGGTCTATTGTTTCTATCGGCATTATCTATCGTGGTGTTGTTAGACCTCTTTTTCGGTGGGGACAACGACTAGATAATGCAATTACTACTGTTGAAATGAACATGAAAAACAACGGCGGTTCATCATTGCGTGATGCTATTGACCGTATAGAAAACCGTTTAACCATAGTTGAAGACTACGTAACTAAGCCACGGTAATCTGATACTGTCGTGAGTCCTATGACAAGCGAAACCATCGAAACACTCCTGTATTTTCTATCTAAAATCCACGTTCCTATCACTCAACAGGATCAATTCTTCCGTGCTGTGCAACAGTTAGAAGCCTTACAGCACAAGCAAAACAAGGCAGCTTAATCTTCAACTAAGATTAGACCGTGACTAATTTTCGCAATCTATTTATGTGTCCCACCTGTGGAGAAGTATGGCTGTCGCAAACAGGTCGGTACTGTGTTGAGTGTCGCACCGAAGGAGAACCTCTTGACGAGCCTTCAGACGAATGAATTAGACCCAGCTGCGTACCCAATGGCTCTTATCTATTGGGCTGATGCGTGTGGTGGTGACGCAGGCTGGTTGACCCTTGACGAAGTAGAAGACGACGGCGAAGTCCTGGTGCAATCAGTAGGGTTCCTTGTGCCTGTTGGTGATCCTGGCTCTAAAGAAAACCACATAACACTGCTACAAAGTATCCACGATGGTGAAGGTATCAACCTGTTTTATATCCCTGTAGCTATGGTAAGAAAAATAGTTTTACTTTCTTCTTGACATTGACACACCCCTCCTGTACGGTGCAACGCAACAACTGTTACACAGAGAAGGGGAAGTTAAATGACTTTCAATCGTTACCGTATCCACAAGCAACCACATGGTTCACAAGCCTGGCTTGACCAGCGTTACATGGATGAGCAAGGCAACCGCCGCATCTCAGCCAGTGCCGCAGCCGCTATCTATGGTCTGCATCCTTTCGTAAAGAAAGACCACTACGCAGCTGAACAACTATCAGGCGTGGCACCTAGCCCTATCACCCCCAATGCAGCGATGGAGACAGGCAACCGCCTTGAAGACACCGTTATCACATGGGCTGGCGACAGGCTCGGTGTCCAATTTGAAACTCCACAGGAACTGTTCTGTTACGACACAGACAACGGATGCCATCTCATCTCCACCCTTGACGGCTGGAACGAAGAGACACGCCACATCCTTGAAGTCAAAACCACCAGCCGTGAATACTCAGGCACACTCCCTGACTACTGGCGTATCCAGGGGATCACCCAATACATTTGTGCTGATGCTAAGCGTGTTACGTGGGCAATCTTCGACAACACTTTGCGTCTTACCTTGGTTGAGCAGGTCATCACCGAGGAAGAAGTTGCTGAACATATCGAAGCAGTGACCGAGTGGTTGAATAGTGTTGAGCTGGGCATGACACCATCAGGTGTTAAGTGGTCATATGAAACTATCCAGACCAGGTATCAACGTCCAGTGTCCCGCACCGTAGAGCTACCTAGTGATAGTGCTGAGTTGATTCAACGGTTGCGCCATGTTCGTAATGAACTTGCGTCGTATAAGCAATTAGAAGATGAATTAAAAGCAGAGTTTTGCGAGTTGTTGGGTGAAGCTGACACCGCTATATTGAATGGTGTCACGGTTGCTACGTGGAAGGGACAGAAGCGGGAATCATTTGACTCCAAAGCACTGCGCCTTGCCCACCCCGACCTTGCCAAGCAATACATCAAAGAAGTACAAACCCGTACCTTCCTTTTGAAAGGGGAAAAATAATGACAACAGATAACACCAAAGAACTACTAGAGGTACTGAACAAGTACGCAGTACCAGACCCAAAGATCGTGGGTCTTCTACCCAAGGGCGGGCAGCAAATGTCCTATGTCGGACACGCAGATATCACCCGCATTTTAATTTCCGTCGATCCCCACTGGCGTTTAGTTCCTATCGCCTGGGAGAATGGTCGCCCTGCTTGCAACATCGTGAACGACATGGCAACCATGTGGTTCGAGCTGACACTGCTCGGTACTTCACGTCTTGCTATTGGCACAGCGAAAGCCAATGCTTTTGATCTTGACAAGCAACTCTATGGAGATGCGTTACGCAACGGAGCTATGCGTTTTGGTATCAGTTTGAACCTCTGGACAAAGAACGAATGGGAAGAACTAGACCACAACCCAGCCCCATCTAAGCCACGTCCTACAGCTGCCGCTAACGCCCCTGAGCAGGCTCCTAAGCAGTCCAAACCCAAGACCCTAACTCCACTGTCCCAACCACAGATTGACCAGTTTACGGCTGCCTGTGAAACCAAAGGCATCGACCCCAAAGTAGTGGCTGCCAACGCTGGCATCCCCGAAGGCACACCCTGGATGGAATCCCACCTACCCGCACTACGTTCAGCGTTCAAAGAACTTGTGTCATTTAAGGAAGGCGAGTGATGGCTAACAAAAGAACCGTCGATCCTACCGCAACCGAAGCATCAGTAAGAGTTATCGGCATCCGAGTAACAGACACCCAGCTGAAACAAATAGCAAAACTATGTGAAGAACGAGGGGTTAAACGATCCCAACTTCTTCGTGACCTGGTAAGGCAAGCAGTAGCAGCATGAACGCCAAAGAAATAACTGAACACGGTGCATCCATGTACCGTCGTCGGGGTTGTCGATGCACAGTTTGCTGTGCAGGAATGTCTGCAACACGAAAGAAGTACCGCCCGCTTGCCATGTCTAGTGATGTCAGGCTTGATGCTGCACCGTTGATTGAGTTTCTCACTAAAGCAGAACAGTTGCAATACCTGGACAACCATACGCTTACACGTTGGGGTCAAGACGGGTTGAGTGTTTACACCGCAGACAAATGGTGTCTACGTTTTGGTCTTCACCCTGCTGAAATTTTCGGACATAAATTCTATGAAGGATGTTTCGAGAGTGAGGCATCCAATGGATAACGGCATGTGGCAAGAAGCTGTTGATTCCTTGGTCAAAGAGAACAATCGTTTAACAGAAAAGTTGATGTTGCTCGAAGATACCAACGCCATGCTCTCATCAGAGTGTCGCCGTCTAAGTGATGAACTGGCTAGGCGCAGTGAGTAAAGCAAAACAAAAAGGAACCGCAGCTGAAACCGCTGTAGTCACATGGCTTAAAGGTGAAGGCTGGATCTATACAGAGCGTCGTGCGTTGTCAGGGAATCTTGACAAGGGCGATATCAACATGGGTGCGCCAGTCGTTATAGAAGTTAAAGACCATAAGACAATTACGTTGTCTGAATGGATGAAAGAATTGAAGGTTGAGATGGCTAACGCCGAGGTAACTATGGGTGCTGTCATTGCTAAGAAGCGTGGCACGATGGATGTTGGCGACTGGTATGCGGTGATGCCTGCCCGTGTCTTCGCTGCTTTACTGAAGGAAGCGGGCTACTAATGAGTGAATACATACACCAAGACGATGCATACGAATGGCTCCGAGACAAAGAGATTCAGTTTGCAGAACAAGACTTTGCCAAGGTGCAGGTTGAACGTGACGAATACAAAGCATGTGTCGCCCAGTTTGTTAAAGCATGGAGACAGTTGGAAGGCACGACCCAATTAACTTCAGCAATGGAGCTGGCGTTATACCTTGCAGAAAAGGCAGCAAACAATGACTGATTTTTTTATGATGGTAGTTACACTCACGAGCGTTTTTCTCTGCGGTGTATTACTTGGAGACAAATTCGGTGGCTGGTAACAAACTGCCCGACGGGTCACGCTGGTCATACCAACTAACCGTTGCCGAAGAAGCCATCTGCGCCAGAGTCGGATGGTTACGTCAAGAACCCATGCTCGGACAACCACAACGCAACATGAACTACTCCGAAGGCGACGTATGGGAATCTTTACAACACATGATCTGTGCAGGAAGTGAACTAGCTTTTGCCCGCATGATGGGCATGAACGAATTCGAACCTCACGTTAATAAGTTCAAGAGTGCATTAGATATTCCTGGCTACGGAGAAGTTCGCTATGCGTTCCCACGTGGGTTCCCTTCAACTTCTGGTCAAATAAATGGTCTACGCATGACTATCCATGATGATGAGACATTGAAGTACGCACTTGTAATTGGTGGTCTAGCAAAACGTACACGTCGAGTAGCACCTGACTGGTTGGGTGAACCTTACGTTGCTGTCGGTTGGTTGTATGGACATGAAGCGAAACGTGACGAGTGGAAGTTCAATGAGAAAACCTGGTATGCGCCAGTCAATGCACTAAGGCTTTTGCAGTAGCACTGCTAAACTATTTCAATCCGTTTAACAGTACTTAGTTGGGAGAACTATGACACCTAAATGACCCATCCCCTGAACAAAGGAGAACCATGCGTACACGCATCCTCATAACAATCATTGCCCTATCCATCCCCTCTACAATCCTCTCAGAAGCCCCTGTAAGCGCATCTAAGACACCCAAAGAGATTGAAGCACTCGTAATGCCCTGGCGGTTTTACAAACGCCTCGCCAAATGCGAAACAGATTCCCGTTGGCACACATCCACCCGTAACTACACATCTGGCTACGGAATCGCACTCGGAACCTGGCGGCGGTTTAGCAACAGCTCCAATGCTGACCGCTACACCCCCATCCAGCAAGCCCGCATCGTAGACCGCATTGCTTGGCTCGGACACACCGAACCCGATGGTGAATTTGTCCACCCCGTCGGTCCATACGGCTGGTCTGTAATCAAATACCAAAACTGCATGGGATTACAACAGTTCATATGCCGATCCCCACACCCCAAAGTCCAACGCACGAAAAGATACTGCTAATGTTTTACACAGGACAAAGGGGAACCTGTGGACATCGTGACATACCGAACTAGCAAACGCTTCTGGGACAAAGTAAACATCCTCACCCCCGAAGAATGTTGGGAATGGCAAGGCTCCCTACGAGGCGACAGTTACGGACAGTTATACGCACAAGGAAAACACCGATCAGCTCACCGCTTCTCATTCTTCCTAGCTCACTACTACTACCCGCCAGTTGTACGCCACAAATGTGACAACCGAATCTGTGTAAACCCCCACCACCTAGAAGGTGGAACCCAAACAGAAAACATGAAAGACGTAGTAAATCGAGGTAGACATTTTTATGCAAACAAAACACACTGCCCAAGGGGACACGAATATGACGAAGCAAATACCTACAACAAACCGAACGGATCACGAGAATGTCGAGCCTGTCGAAAAGCAAGAAAACTTCTTGACATTGACACACCCCATCTGTAACATGAACGCAATGAAGGGCATCTCGCTGAAACAACACTGGCATTGCCCACGCTGCAAAGTAGCTGTGACTACCTACATAACCCTCTCAACCCCACCACAACACCGTTGTATCAAGGCTGCGAACCAACATAAACCATTACAACCCTTGGAAGGGGACAACAATGAGTAACCACATCACCGTACACGGCAAGATAGGTCAAGAACCAGAGATGCGATACACAGGTAGCCAAATGGCTGTCATCTCATTCTCAATAGCAGACACCTACGGCAAAGACGACAAGAAGAAAACGACATGGCACAACATCACCGCCTTCGGATCACTTGCTGAAAACTTTGCCAGCAGTGTGTCAAAAGGGGACACCGTGATCGTCACTGGACGCCTAGAACAAGAAGAGTTCACCAAAAAAGACGGCACCAAAGGCAAGTCAATCAAGATTATTGCCGACGAAATTGGTGTGTCACTCCGCTGGAATGTCTGGCTCAAAGACCAGACGAACGCAACGATGGCACAAGTAGGACAGATCTTTCCTGGCGCATCCGTTCAGGCAGCTGACGACTTTTTCTAATGGCAACACCATTATCTTTTGATGAGTGGATGAAGATTGGGGTCACGCAAGGATTTGCGGGGGCTCCAATCTGTTCTACCCACGATGGCATACCCATGTCACTGGAAGAAGAAGAAGAGTTCGAAGAAGGAAACGACCCATGTGTTCATGTTGTACGCCTGTACGAAACACTGGAGATCAAGGCAGCTGTCGAAGAGAACCATTCACCTTCGATGTGGCGCAACAAATACAGTGCAGAGTGACACCCCTAAGAAACGGGCAACAAAAAAATGAGAGATGCGTGGCACGAGAAAGCACACTGCAAAGGCGTATCGTCAGAGATCTTTTTCCCTGATGCCTCTTTCGACAGTGGAACGGGACGTGTATGGAAAGAAGCACGAAGCTTTTGTGCTGTATGCCCTGTCATCAGCGAGTGCCTCAAGTTTGTACTCCCATTCGAAGAAGCAACGGGCAGACGTAACGGGTTCTGGGCGGGGA